ATTCTAGTGATATCTAATTTTGCACCGTTAGCATGTCCAGATAATCCACTTGCGTCTAATATGTTTGAGTCAGCAGTAGTGTTATCATCCATGTTTACTAGAATGGTAACTTTACCACCTGACGCACCACTACCAGTTTCTACTACCGTATCTTTGAGTGTTCTTGTTGCAATAGCCATTTTTTATCCTTTTACTTAATTAATTCGTTGTCAATATAATCTTCAATATCTGTAACACTAACACCGTGTTTCTTTGATATTGCCTTAACAATGCCTTCTATCTTAGAGATGAGAGGGTCAGACGATTTGTTTATCATTGCATACATGTCTGTTATTGCCGCTTTCATCTTCGGAGATAAATTTTTAAACTGCGTAGTTGGTAATGAAGTCTTTCGTTCATCCAGTTTACCTGTAAAACTTTTAAACGAAATTTCGCTCACTTACTCTTCCTCTACTACTTGGTCGTCATCAATCTCAAAATCAACATGGTCATCTGCATCAACTTCAGCCGCAACAGCATCAAAAGAAGATTGTCCTGATAGTTCAGAACCTGCCTCGATTGCTTCCATTTCATCTCCAGCATTTAGCCAGTCGTTTGCAACAGTTTGTCTTTTAGCATCTAATGCCATACCAATTTTATCAGTCAACGCACTCTTAAACGCATCTTGAGCCGCAACATTGTCGCCACTCTGTAACGCATCAACCATATTTACTACACTTTCATTTGACATAATTATTCATCTCCTATATTTATATCACCATATTCATCTTCGCCCATATCTTGCGAGGCAATGATTCCTTGTCTAATCTCTCTGGCAATCTGCCCATCAATTTCAATAATATCTTCATCTGATTGTTGTAAGATATTCTTTCTTACATACTCAACAGAATAGTATTTACCCACATAAGGACTTACTTCTTGTGCAAGACTTAATCTTTCTCTTAGTATCTCTGCATTTTTTAATTCAGCAAAGTACCCGTCTTTCAAGAAAGTATACTGTATATGTTCTTTTATTTTACTCCAATCTTCAATTGTGATAATACCTTTTAACACAAGTTGTGTTTTGAGTATATCATTAAAGACGCCAGTAAATCTTTTTCTTAATCTCTGAACAAATTTTGTAAACTTCAGTTCATCTCTTGTAATCTCTGCGGCTCTGCCCATATTGAATCCATTATCTGAATCCAATCTTGACATTGGCACATTCAAAGATTGATATAATTTCTTTTGAAAATATTCAACATCTGATATCTCACCAAGATTTTGACCACCAGATAGTGTAGAAACTTCTGTGCCTTTTGCACCTTCTCTACGAGGTAACCAAAAATCTTCAAGCATTGACATATGTTTTCTGTCATCTCTAATCTCACCAGTAGAAGCATCATAGACAAGTTTGTTTCTATATCTTGCCATAACATCTCTTAAATATGATTCTGCTTTTACTTTAGGTAAGTTACCTACATCAACATAAAATATTCTTCTTTCAGGTGCTCTTACTATTCTGTAAATAACAACAGCGTCTTCAATCATTCTTAATTGATTGACAGGTTTAATTGCTTTATGCAAATGACCCATAACCATATTTTTAGTTTGATCTATTACACCAGAAGTGACATAAGTTATTGAATCAGAAGAAATCTTTATACCAGCATTTGAATTTGCTGAAGACATTCCTTTTTCATTATATACAAACCATTCTGCTGTTTGTTCTATAACTTCAATACCTTTGCCTTTATTATCTCTTTTTTTAGTTATCTCACGAACCTTTTTAATTTTTCTAGGATCGATATATCTAACTTCACTAATCCCTTTTCTAGGACTAGTAGGATCGATCACCTTGTGAAAGTAAATTCTTCCGTCAATGTACCATCTTTTAAAAATGTCGAAACCTTTTTCGTCAAAGTTGAGCAAACGCAAAACTTCATCAAACTCATCTCTAATTTTTGTTTTAATATTATCTGAAATAGCAAGTTTATCTAGTGATAAAGAAACAGAAGCATCTCTTTCATCAGAAACAATAACTTCATTGATAATATCTTCGATTGCCATATCACACTCTGGGTGTTGTGCAATCTCACGATATCTTTTGATTAAATCAATGTCGTTCTTGGCAGTAACTTCCATATCCAAGTATTGGCCAAAGTAACCACCAGCAGATATAGTTGTTGTACCGTCATCTGGAGAAGGTATAGTGAAAGCCTGTTTGGCTTTCGCTGGCTTCTCCAGATCGTCATCTTTTCTTGTTATCTCGAACCCAAGTAGTTTTACCATATTATAATTTTCCTTTTCCATATAACTTATTAAGTATATTATGTAGTCGTATCTGTTTCAAAGTATTGGTAACTGAAAGTCACACCAAAAGCTTCAATAGCATCATTAGTAGAATAAGTTAATGGTATACTATCTAAAACTACTGGAAACAATCCTCTGTAAGTGTAAGATTTTAAAGTATTACCATTTCTATCTAAATGGTCAATGAAACCATCAACTTGGTAATCAGCAGGATTTGCGATACCTTCGTTGTCAGTCATGTTGTTTATACCGTTCATCCATCTTTCAAATGCTCTGTACAATTTAAAGTCAGTATCGTTCATTACCGTAATTGTCCAAGGTTCGAAAGTTCGATCCCCAGCGATTTTAAGTACTCTTCCTCTAAAAGGTATGGCAATATTACCTACTGTTTGTCCAGGTACAGCAGTTGCTCTACATAAGAAAGCAAGATCAGATGTTTCACCACCTACAGCAGCGTAACCAGGAAAAGGTAAAGTTACCTTAAACTGATTGGCTCGTGCTCCACCGCCTCTTAAACGAGATTTGAATTCATTTATATTTGGCATTTTATTTTATCTCCTCTCTATTAAGATCCTGCTACTTCAGAAAAGGCAACGCCTGATCTTGTAGCAATAAAGTTAAGTTGGATGAAATTAATAGAACGAGCAGGTTTGATAAAGATATCAGCTCTAAATTCATTTCTATCAATAACATCTCCAGTATTATTTGAATCATCACAAACTACTGAAAAGTCTGTAATTCCTCTTCTACCTTGTACATCTCTTAGGAAAGGTTCTACTAGATTTCTAAATTGTGCTCTAGTGAATTCATCATTGAATTCAAATAGTTGAAATTTAGCAGCAGTAGAAATTGCCTTCTCTAAAACGATAAACAATCTTCTAACATTTATTCTGTCAAAAGCACTAGGTTTAGATTGAGCAGTTTTATCACCAAACAATACAGTACCTTGTCCAGGAAATGATACAACAGGATTTACTCTTGATTTGTATAATTCATCTCTTTGAGTTTGGTTTGGATTGAATGCTAATTTAACAGCACCTCTAACATTACCTCTGTTATATCCAGCAGGTGAGAACCATGCATCTGTTACGTTATCAGTGTATAGCACAAAGACCAGCAATATCACCATTCATTGGTACATAACGATATACATCATTGTACTTATCGTACATATATTTGTAACCACTATCAAATACAGCATAACTTGATGATGGTAAACCATCAGCAAATCCTACAACGTTTTGTGTTTGTGTAACAGCATGAGCAACGACTAACAACATCTGCTCTAGCAGGTGAAACAAAGGCAACACAATCTTTTCTTGCCGTTGCGATATCCATAACAGCAGTCGCTTTTGTATCGCCAGTGGCGTCAGCACTTGTTTGAGAAGGTCCACATATTAATAAACTTAAATCAACGTTTTCAGAATCATTAAATTTCTCGTATGCAGTAGCGATCCCAGCGTTAGTAGCAGCAAAATCATCCGTACCACTTGAAAGTGAAGTACTAGATACCACAAATGCATCCCCAACAGTATTATCAAAAGTTGTTCCTGTTTTAGCAAGACCGTCTGATAAAGTTGCTAAGTGATCTACCCAATAAATGTATTTTGATTGAGTATAAAGTACGTTTGGATAATAATTACTTGCACCGTTAGAAGTTTTAGCGTCATGAGCCTGTGAAACACCAGCAAAAGTTTCTAGTATTGTTCCAGT